ACACAGGCTTCAGTCTTGCGAGCCATATCGTGGAACTCCACCATAATAGCTCGCAGACCTGCCCATTCATTATCTGACTCGGCAACCACATTCATCAGGTTATCTATAACAATCAACTCTGGTGGTATTCCATACAGTTCAACATAAGCCTTAACCTCTAACTCAATATCATCTAGTGATGGTGATGAGTCAAAGACAAACTGTATGTTCTCCATATCGGAAAGATACTTATCGTAATAGTGACGGCTATTATTTAGATTAGCTTCCACCAGTAGTTGACTGTGTCCTGATAGGTGAGAGGCTGCTCTCATCATCACAGTTGGTGTATCAGTATCGGCTGAGAAAAACAAGGTTGGAACCTTTGCTTTAACCGCATAGATAAGAGCAAACATACTCTTACCAGCATTAGGTGCAGCAGCAACCATACATACCTGACCTCTACGGAACTTGATCTGCTTCTTAGCAAGATCTTTCCATACGTCAGGTAGTGGTGTTGCATTGGTATTGCTACCACGCCACGCTCTAGATAAATTAAGCAACTTCCTCTTCCTTCAATGTGATTCTTCTTTTCATACGGATTCTTCTACGCTCCGAAGGAGATAGTCCACCCCATATACCGTGTGCTTCTTTAGCGATGCCCCACTCAGCACACTCTGCTTGGTGGGAACATCTGCCACAAATAGATCTTACTAATCTTATGTGAGTTTTATCTTCACCCTTGTCCGGATAAAAAGATTCCGGTGAAGTTTCTCTACATAATGGGTTCTCATATTCATAGGGAACCCGCATAAGGTTATCTAACCCAGACGGTTTCGCACTTGTCTACTGCTCCCTTAGGTGCAGCACACATCCAACCCTTCCAAGGACCCTTTTGACCTACGCCAGAACGAAATGACATAGCGCCGTGTTTACAATCAGGTGTGTCTCCTGCTGGTACTGCTACTGCTGTTGCACCTAGTGCAGACTTAGCATAAGCAATAGCGCTTGAACCTGATGAAGCTGATGCTCCCAATGATGAACCAGTTGATGATACTAGTGTCGCTAGATCAGCAATGGTAGTTAGTGATGCTTCAAGATCGCCCTGATCTTTAGCATAGATATTAACAAGAGTTCCGTCAGGTAACTTATAGTTAACCTGAAACTTCGTTGACTCTGATGCAGCCATTTATTTTCCTCCAACTTGTTTGATTAATAAACGTAGTGATTCTGGTGCTTCCTTCTTTGGTACGAAGCCAAGCAACTTCTCCACCTCGTTTGCATCAACAGTACTCCTACCGGAAACTGTTGTCCAACTTACTTGGATACCACTAGTAGTAGTTCCAAGTAAACCTTCAAAGCTAGTCCGTAAGGAATCCTTCTCCTTCTCTAGCTCTTTGATCTTTGTATCTAACTGTAAATATAGTAGTGCGTTCTTGTCAACATCCGCATCTGCAATGACTTGTTCGTCAATTGCGATACGTTCTTTTTTTAGACCAACGCATCCCATCTCGCCTGACTCATCATAGTATTTGCAATAAGACTTGCAGAAACTTTGATCACGCTCTGGCTCTGGTGCATCAGCGCTTTCCTTAATAGCAGATAACCAGTTCAATGCTTCCTCAGCAATAGCTGGATTATATGGTTCAGTATGAACCTTAACATCTCGCTCATCACCATCACGGGCGATGGCTACAAGATTGACATTCTTAGGCTTCCCCTTCCCAGATTTATCAAGCAAGTAGCCATACACCTGTACTTGCCAGCGCTGTTGTTGCGATGGGAAGTAGGATAGATTCTTAACCTTAACGGTTTTCCAATCTATCACATCTCCAGTTTCAGGTACGAACAAATCTATGTGTGCTTTCATACCGTTGTACTCAACTTCAGTCTCAACCCAGTACTTCTCACCTTTAGGATCAGCAACACCAATAGCATCTTCAATAGCAGCGTGGATAGCAGTACCCATAATCGCTGCTAACTTCATCTCGTTGTCATTAGTTTCAGGTTGATCGTTAAGACGATACCAAACCTTACGCCGACATCCACCTAACTCTGATGGACCGATCTGTGTTTGTTTAGATCTTGTTCTGCTTGCATCCTTAGCTCGCAGAACTTCTAATAATAATTCCTTTGGATCACTCATCTGTTAGCATCTCCTCTATTAACTCAAGGTTTTCTTCTACATCCTCTTCTGCATTACCGCTATAACATTTTTGTAAATGACTACCTATGGCCCAAGCTGTGGTATCTATAGACTTTAAAGTATTTGTAATTAAACTATCAGGCCAGAAATCACCTCTTAGTTTTACTGCTTCTGTCAATGCAAGAAGCATTGTTGCTTCTCTCTGTATAATTACAGATTCTTCTTTTAACCTAATTACTTCATCTTTAGCATACTGTAATAATTCCTCGTCATTCATCTTTTACCCCTTGCTATATCTGCTGCAAGAGTAAAGGCTCTTGCCTCACTATCAGAATCTATGTGCGATTCAATCTCTTGTGCAATCTTCTCTCGCAGTTCCATCTCTAAGAACTCTGGCATAGCGGATTGTCTGCCAATCTCTAGCGCTTCATTAAGCGCAAACTGTAAAGTCTTTTCCATAATCAAATTCTATCCTGTGTAATAACTTGTACTGGGAGGCCAGTGTTTACATCAAAGCGTGTCGCACAAAGGATTGCTTGCTCAGCAAAATCTTCTGCTAGTTCAGATCCCCAAGTGTCAGGCGTAGCCTGCTTACAGGCGTATAGATATCCAGCAGCGAACTGACCACCAGAACCAATAGCGTATAGATCTGAATCATTCTTAATGAATGACATATCACAAGCGATGTGGAATAGGTTTCCATTAAAAGCTATTAGATAATCAAAGCCACCATCTTTCTTATCAACATTGGCCCAGTCATATCCACCTTCAGTAAAGGCTTTGATAATGGATGGAATAACTTTCTTACCCATATGTTGTACTGGATCATCTGCCAACTTAAAGGTTGGTGGTTTCCAGTTGTAAGTTAATATATCTCCTGGTCTAGTGTCACCAGTAATTCCTAATAGACACTTACCAACCTCAACTATCTTTGGTGTAGCTGTAGAGATAGTGCGTAAGTTATCTTCAGTTATCTGTGAGTCTGCAGCAAGAATTACTGAGTCATCAGTTTGTATACCAACTAACGTTGTGATGATTCGCCCTCCTTAATTTCTTAGCAGAAGTATATCACGACACGCCGCGAAGTGCTTAATCCTTTGTACTAGGCCCAGAGTGTCGTTATAATACCGAGCGTGAGCGAGGTAAAACAGAACGGGCGCACCTCTAGGGTGCGCGACTGTATCAGATGGTTGCTCCGTCTACCAACCCTGCCAGAAATTGAAAGCGATGTTCCAGTAAAGTTTGGTTCAGATCTTAGATCTTTAGGTCCATTACATACCTGCCCTTGTGGTTGTACGGTCTTTAATATTATGGCTACCTTCTCACAATATGAGATTAGCTGGTATATGTTAGATGGAACCTGTGCTAACTGTGGCAACCTGATCACAGCTCCTTGCCCAGTAGATGACCCTAGTAGAGATCTCTAGCCACCTCTTACCCCTACCCGCCTGTGAAACAGGCGCAACTCGCCATCTGGTGCAGCTAAAAAGGGCATAAAAAAAGAAGCCCCCCTGTTGCCAGGGGAGCCTTTGTGTAGCCTCGCAGTAAACTAAATTACTCGGCTCCTAAGCCGTATTCCTTCTCAGTCTTATCAGCCCACTTAGCAAGTGGACCAGCGATTGAACCAATCAAGATTGCATACTCTGGTGCAAGATCTGCAGCCAGTGCTAATGCCATAGTTACTGCTGATGCTAATACTGCCCGTAGATAAGACTTAAATGCAGCCTTAGTCTTTGGGTCTTTTAACTTGTCAATTAGTTTATTCATATCCATCCTTACGGGCGAACTACACCCATTACTAGAGAGTATGGTCGTTTCCTAAGATACACACCATCCCCGTTTGATTGACTGCCTTTGGAACCACTGCTTGTATTACCCTCAATTACTTGAAGGTACTTCAACCTAGTGTTATTCCATTTGACAATTCCAACGTGGTCAGGCTCTGCATCTTTATCAAACTGGAAGAAAACAATATCCCCAGCTTGCGCTTGACCTATTGGAATCATCTTGTTCTTATTAATAAACCACTTTAGTCCAGCATCACAGGAGGCAAAGCCTTTCTCTCCTTGTGCTGTAATCTTCTTACCTAAATTTGCTTTGTTAAATACCCAAGATACAAACATTGCACACCAAGGTTGGTTATTTAATCCATACCATTTGCCATACTTGTTATCATTATTGCCGGTCTCTCTATTACCTATCTCAGCCTTTGCAATTTCTACTACGCTCATCGGGTTAACGCTTCCTTTACTAGATCTGTTAAGAATTGAACCTTCTCCTCTAAACGGTTGACCTGGTCCTTGACACTTGAGCCACCATTCGGTTTAAGTTCAGACAAATAGTATTTAACTAAGTGTCTTACTGTTAACGCTAGTGTTCCAACAAGTGTTGTTGCTGCTACGGCAAGTCCTGCCCATTCATTAGGAGTCATAAGTCCTATACCAATCTGATGGTAGCGATCAACATTCCACCATATCCGGAGAATCTTCTATCGCTAGGAGTTTTATTTATAAAGTCAAGCTCTTCAATTAATCCAATGTATGACTCACCAGTTCTAAAGTCTTCAACTCTGACGGTATCGCCAGCGTTTTCAACAGCCTCTAGCTGACTCATACGGTCATATGCTGACCCTTCATACCCAACCTCTACGCCCATATTGTCGCTCTCGTGGTCATAGCAGAACAGAGGGTATTGAATTAATCTTTGACGAGGCACTGCAGGCAGTGACTTCAGTTGGTATCCAGTAAATAGTGGACCCTTAGATGAATCAGAAGATGATCTAGTTAAAGTAAATTTAAAGCCTAGATACTCTTGTGCTCCTACTGGGTATGGAATACCAATCTCTTGAACCGTTCCCTCTTGTGCAAAGGAACCAATATTATATTCAGTATCATCATAGGCAATAGATGAGATGCCTAAAGCACCATCTGTAGTATCTATTCTAGGATTTAATAGTTTGAACAACTTACCTTCAAGGGTATTGTAACGAACAAAACCTGTCTGTAGATATCCACTTGCTACCTTAGTAGCATTAGATTCAATCCAGATACCATCTCCTGGTACACCAAAGACAACTCTATCGGTAGAACCAAGGAAGTCTGCAGAGATAGGGTTAGCAGTCTCACCACTTGCATAAAGATCCCAAGCATAAGCAAAGACTAAGCTGTTAGGAACTATAGGTTGTTGTAGATCAATACGAATTAGACCTGACTCAGTACCTTGCAAGGTTGTTACATAAGCAAATCTATCTTTAAAGGTTACGCTCTTGCACTCTGTATCTACTAGTAATGGTCCGTATTGAACATCACCATCAGCAGATAGCACTGCAATTCTTACACCTTTACTAGTACAAAGAACTCCGTAGAGACCAAGGTATACATCAAAGGCATTTAATATCTCACCCTCTGGTAGGTCAACTACAACAGTAGGTGCGTTTAACTCTGGGAAACCTAGTGCATTAGTAGTAGCAGTATCTAATGTAATCTTATATAGAGATGATTGAGATCCGGCATAGCCACCAACATAGAAAGCAGCAGGTCCTTCAGATATGGTACTCCATATCCAAGATGGGTTTGGATGTTCATAAAGTGCAGTAGGTAAAGCGTGACCACCTGCAGTGGTTGCCTTGTTAGAATCTAGTTCGTATAACTCTCTACCCACGCCAGCAAGTAGACGTTGCTTTGCATAGCGCAATGCTACTGTGGTAACTGGACCATCAAGATCGTAGATATGACCATCAGATGTAGATCCAAAGATATTACCTCTATGAAGTTTGTCATTATCTGCAGCAAAGTATCTACTACCATCAGAGGTTAAAGCCATAAAATCAAGTGTGTGTGGAGCTGCTGTTAAGGTATAACTAGTAACAGTAGGTGTATCACCACTCATAGTAAGTTTCTTTAGATCAGGTCCTTCAGTAAAGACAACTGCATCTACGTTATTAGTATTATCTCTAGCACCAAATAGGTATAGGTTAGTTGATGCTGTAGCTCTAGCCCTGACAGTTGTGTTAAGTAAAGTTACCTGTCCTTTAGTAAAGACATCACAACCTTTAGATTCTGTGTACTGAAAACGAAGTGACTCATCCTGTGCTGGTTCAAAATATTTAATACCAGCACCATAGTGAAATGATGACTGCGATCTAAACCACCAACCAGTAAGGGACTGTTCTCCAGCCTCACGGGTTTGGTCATACTGTTGCTTACGGTACTGGGCAGTTACTCTACGATATGGTGAATCATCAGTTGCCCCAATAAAGAATGGCAGACCGGCAATAGCCATATCGTAGTTAACACCAGTAGCTGAATAGTTTGTAGCACCAGATGGATTGGAAAGTACGTAGGGTATGCCCTCGGTAATATCACTTCCGTAAGCCATTACTCTCCTTTATTAGTTTGATTTATTTCATAATGATAAGCATCTGAATCTTCTGTTACCCACTTAGCAGCATCCTCTACATCCCACTTATAAGTATTAATAAGGCGGTGTATAACAGGCTTACCAGGCTTAGTAGTAAATGAAGGTTCTAAAGCAAAGATACGGTTATTAGGTTGAATAGCAAAGTTGCCATCATCTCTTTGTATAACGTGACCGCATTTATGTTGACCGGGATTTTCAGAGTAACCATCATCAAGGGTATTAGCATCTCCGCTATACCAGTCTAAGGTAAATAAATACTTGCCAGATACTTTAGTTTTAGTTCTATCCATATAAAACATACGAAGGTTTGCAAGATTAGAAAACTTTGTAACCGTTATGAAAGCACTAAAAGAGTTCCATAATACTAGGTTATGTATATCCTCTTCTGGTATATTAGGTTCAGCACAGAAGGCATTAATAGGCATACGCCACCATAAGCCACCATCTTCCATCATAAAATGAAATAGTGGACTACGGTTAGGGACACTGGTAACGCCAAATATCACACAGGGAAAGTACTGGTCGTGGCTATCCTTTTGATTACGCAGGAAGTTACCCCTGACGTAGCACTCTATAGGTGGTATGTTGGCATTTAGCTCAGGCATAATTCTCCTATAGTAGATTTACTAATGACCTCGCTCTACCAGTAGCAAGTTGTGTATAGACCTGAGTAGTAGCCACAGATGAGTGTCTCATCAAGTCTCGTACTGCTAATAGATCTCCATTAGATCTCTCTAGCATATTGGTAGCAAAGTAATGCCGACAAGCGTGGAAGGTCTTCTTTGGAATACCTAACCGCTTCATCTCAGTAGAACATAACTTAGTCAGGGTATTGGGTGTTAC